GCTATTACGACTCCCAGTTCTCCAGCTTCGTCACGTTCGCCTCCGTGAGGAGAGCGAGCATACCGACGACTTCCTTTGCACAAGTGGCAATGGAGTCTCCCCGGTCATCCTCGAAGACCGCATAGGTCTTTCTGATGAAGGGGTAAACGGCAGGTGCGACAGGGTAAACCGTGTGAATGAGTTCGGCATTATGCCGGTTCACCACTTGGCCAGCCCTGGTCTTGTCCGTATAGGACGAGTTACGCAGCCTGAGACGGAATTCACCATCTGTTTCTTTCAGGCGGTACTCTGACGAGTATCCATCCTGATTGACACGGACCATCACTTTCGCGACGGAATTGATGGTAACGGTGAGGGTATCAGCGAACATAGTTACTTCCTTTCAGTTCACTATTGGACTGCGGCAGGATTGCCACAGCTTTCATCGGCCCAAGAAACCAGGGCCTTTGAGGACCGCTAGTGAACCGATTATCGACGTCTGCTTTTTCGTGAGAAATTGCATACGGGCTTCAATCTGAGGTTCCGCCGTCCTTCGATACACCTCTTTCGTAAAGTTCTTAATGGCCGTCATGGTCACTTCAGAACCTACGATCGGGGGTACGATGGTTTCGGTTAGGCGTGTTATCGTAAGCCTAACAGGCTCATGATACGCTTCGACTGTATTCCTTCCAGCGGAGATGAAATCTCCAAGGTTGAAAAAGTAGTCGACTAACCACGACCACGGGATGAGGTTGTAGACTGTGTTAAAATCTACGGTATTACCGTACACAGCTTGAACCGCATCATCGTAGATATTATGATCGCGTCTCAGAAGTATAGGATAAGGATGCCATCTTATATGGCCCGTCACCTTGTACTTCGTCGACTTCGTCACAGGGCCGAATAAATAGGCCCCTTGGCTGTTCAACGTAGCATTAAAATGTTGCTGAACAGAATCGTTGACGAGATCAATCGTACGGCGAAGGCCCCTCTTACGATATGACAGTTTATTGAGTTCTTTCACCCGGGCGTCAACCCGTTCGGTGAACTCAAGAACCTTCCTTGTATCGTCAATCAAAGGTGCTATGCCAAACTGATACATAATGTTCAGTTGGGCAGCACGGGTTAACCCCGTGTACACTTTCCACGGAATCGCTTTCGCGACCGCAGATCGTGCAATGTCCCAAGATTGACGAAGGAGATCAGGTATATCCTTCAACTCCGCCAAGTCTGTCATAAGGTCCGCATCAGCCCTACTAGGGTTGCTGCGCTCGATGGTATCAATTGCCATCTGACCAAAAGAGGGTAAACTCATATCCAGGGGTGACACAGCCGCATAATCGTGCGCCTGCCATTCAGCAGGTACGCTGT